TCAAAGGAGCTTTTGGCCTGGGTATTGAAAGAGACTTACATTTTGACTCTAACAAATACTCACTTCAAGATATTAAAAACAAACTAGAGAAAGGAGAAAGATACTAATGAAAATAGATATTTTTAAAACAACCAACGGAGACCAAAGAAAAGAGATATTTTGCACGGTTGATGACGATCAAACTGTTCATTATAAAATAAGCCTTTTTTGGAATAAACATGCTGGTTATTTAATGAAAGGAGATGACTGCTTTGTTAATCCGTCAAATGCCAATGGTTTTCAATGTACCACTTACGGCAACATGATGAATAATATGATGTTTGGTGGAGATAACAAACCTTTCCTGGTTCACGCTAAGGAGCCTGGCAATATGAGATTCAATCAAGCAAAACTTAACAAATTAGCTGATCTTTATCTCACCCCTAAAAATGAGGCCTTTAACTTAGTGTTAGATAAAACAATAAAACAATATAAAGATAGCGGTTTTAAATACGAAGCTGCTTAATCATTACAGGCTGCCAGGGCGTTATAACCTTGGCAGCTTTTTTCTAAGCTCATCACTAATTAAAATTCTCATCCTCAACAATCTTATAGTCTCCAAATAGCGTTTTTTTGCAGTATGACGTGAACATTTTAAAATATTACTACCGATCCAATGCCAAGGGGCATTGATTGATCTGGCCCAAACCATTTTCCTCTCATCCTGCCCCAACATAGGATTTAAATAAAATAAGCAATACTCATAGATGGCTATTTCTTTTGCGGATGCAGTGAGACGTGGCTTGGCCTTATGCCAGGCTGCATGTTCAGTTTTTTCGTTCACAACGTCAAACCTCATAGCTGACATGCCGTTTTGAATGGCTGGGGGCAACTTTTTCTCTACATCGTGAGCTGTTTCAAACATTTCAATTATTTGTACAGAGGTAATGCTCATAGCTTAATATCCCCTGGTAATTTGACTTTGCCAGCCATGTACAGCTCCCAAAACTTCTCCCGATCATACTTGTCCATGCTTTCAAGGAACTTTATTTTCTTATCGTGCTGGGCCTTCGTGATTTTAGCAGGTGTATCACGTTCCATCACCTTCTGCTTATACCCCCTGGAAAGATTTTTTCCGAGATATGCCATATCTGGCATCTTACTAGTATTCTTAGTAGAGTATTTAGATATAGAGTTATTAGGACTATGTACTCTATTAATATGTCTCACCCGTGGTATATCTTGAAGGATGTTTTCTTTAACAAAGTATTCACAGCTGCTGCGCAGTCTCTTCCTGGTGATTAGATTGTGCTGTTCCAATTCGTTCAATGCTCGAATGATTGTGTTCTTCGACCAGCTGAGCTGCTTTGCAATGGTGTTCTGTCGAACATAAACACGCCCGTACTTCCACATATATTCACAAAGAAGTAGGTAAACCATCTTGGCCCTGGGGCTGGTATTCGAACGAATAAACGTGGCCCATTTTGCTTCATTATTCACTCAGATCAATCCCGTGTACCTGGATCAATCTGTCTAAGGACAATCTAAGAATATCGATTTCTGCCTCGCACCAATTTAGATTTGCATGTTGTGTATAGATATAAAGATTAGCCATGCACGTAACACAAATTAAAATTAGGATTGCAGGGATAAAATGTTTCAAAGTAATTCCTTTACTGGAGATAACGCCTCAATTGGAACTCGATAAAAGAAAGGTCTGCTGCCTACCTGGGCCATCCAGTCTTTACGCATAGCCTCGGAGCCGTGAATATATCCTGCCAGCTCATATTGCGTATGGCTGCGGCAAACCACTAGCAAGTATTTTTGCAGCTCATTAAAATCAGGCCGTATAATTAAATAGTTTTCATCCTTAGCTGGATCTTGGCTATGGTGCATCTGGCATTTAATCTCTAATTCTTTAAGGTCAGGATCCTTATAAGTATTGACTGAGAAATCCCAGTACCGATTTAATCCTTTGGCTGCGGCCAACTCGGAGGCTGCGGATATGACCGCCCAGCCTGCATCATAAATAGGCTTAGCTGACATGTTGCTGCCGTAACCGTCTTTATGTCGTTTAGCAATTGATTGAGACTTGCGCAACATACCGACCTGAGCTGCTGCATTGTATTCATACCAAGAGAGATCAACTATCATCTTTGGGTGCCTCTAGCTTGATAACTTTCTGACACCAGTCTTTAGGGATTGAACAAATCCTGGATGTTTCTAAATCTTCTAAAACAAAATCACCAGTTAAAACATATTTCTTCTCAGTCTCTTCAACAATCCAGCCTACACTAATGATTGGGGCCGTTAAATGTTTCTGGGCCTTCTTTAAAGCATGCCAACCAGTTTCGTGATCTTGAGCATCTTCCCACTCAATACAAACCAGGGGAAATTTACCGTGATGAAATTTATTTTTCTTGGCCATGTCGATCAGCCCAAAGTTTTACAAAGTCGTTAGCTGTTACAGCTCCCTCAGTAATCTTATATATTTTAATTAATTCTTTAGGTTTTGGAAATCGTTCAGCTGTGGCCCAACGAAAGACCGACCGAGGGCTAACATTTCCTATCTGAGCTGCTATCTCTTTTTTAGATTTACCTGTGATGGCACACCACTGCTTTAATTGCATAGCGTTTATAGTAGCTTGTAGGCTTTAATGTTGCAAGACTCACAAACCTAGCACAGATGTATTACATTTGACCTATAGGTATAATCGTGCAATAATGTCACTACTATTAATAAAAATAATACTTGAAAAAACATCATGGGCTTAAATAAAAGTAAAATAACAAACCTACATAGAGGAGATGCTTTTTTGGTTAAACCGCTTTTAGAGGCTAGGCGTATAGATCCTAGCAGCTTATACAGTAAATATACCAAAGGTAAAAACCGATGGTATGGAAGAGAGCATCTAAATAAAATTATTAATGGCAAAAGGCCTATTCCAATAGCACTAGCTCAAGATATAGCCAAGGATTACGATTTTAAATGGACTGAATTTTATGAAGTAGATGAAAATAGGGTTAAAACCGTTGATGCTGTTATTGATAAAAACGTAGATTTTATGGTTAATTTTAAGCCTAGCGGTGAACAATTTTATTGTTGTGCTGAATATATAGATAGTCATTGGGCCGTTTACAACCTGCATGAATACCCAACGTATTTTGGAAATATTACAAAAGGCGTTTTTTTGTATAGCAAACAACCTCATGAAGTGCTTACATCCACTATCAAAGATACTTTATCTCACCCTGTTTTATTAAAAACAAAAAGAAAAGAATATTATGAAGGTATGCTGACAGGGTACAGCACTCCCGTTGGTAACACAGAACCAAATCTATATTTAGCAGATTTAAATAACTCCCGTTACTCTTCGTTTAGGAAAAGTGAGGTTCAAGCCATTCACTATTGCGATATGATACTGCCAAGACCTCAATTCCTATTAAGTTAATCAACTTATCCACAGTTTTTATTACACCAAGACGGTCACCACTAAATGTACATAGTGCTTTTCAAGCCACAGCTATATATCGATCTAATTATAACTAAAATTTATTAGCAGTGCCTTAATGGTCACAACGAACAAATAAGGCACAACATTTAACTATTATTATATTTAATTTTATGGTGAAATATCTCTCACAAACCATGAAAGAAACTTTAGACGAAATTTTAGACACAATCCCCGAACCATTTCTTGACTTAGGTATCAATCATTATTCCCCCACTCAATTAAATTGCAGCATGGCTAACTGGGCTTACAAGTATGGAGTCTTAGACCAAGAAAGACGCAGGGGGCTTAAAAGAAATATCAATATGTATTTTGGAACTACCATTGGTGACATTACTCAACTTATGTTTTGTGATGAAATTTGGACTATGGCTAGTCAGGTTATGCTAAACAAAAAGAAATTAAGCTGGGATCAGGCTCTTGAGTACCTGGATGAAATGATGAAAAAATATGAGCCTTGGGATGAACAAGATCAAGAAAAGTTTGACGCTATTAAACACCTAGCCCCTGATTTTTTAAAGCAATCACACGCAGGGTGGAAGTCACTAGGCTTTACGCCAACCGTTACAGCTGAAAAAAATGTTAGATTAAAATTTAATTTTGTGAATTGTTTAGGACGTACTGATGGTGAAGATGATTTAAAACTTGTTGAACAAAAATGTAAACTACCTAAATTAAATCGTCCTAAAAAAGACGGCACCAGATCAATTAGCCACGTAAAATTACCAGAAGATGAACCGCAGCTGTCGCACGCTAGACAAACAGCCTTCTATCATTTTTGTACTAACAAACGCCCCTTCCTTTTGTATGTCAATGCAAAAGAATACAAGATCTTTGACTCCAGTAATTGTGATTTATTAACTAAAGAGGCTATGGAGGAACACCTCGATTATTATAAAAGAATGGCTCGAATGAGAGACAGAGCAATTATGAAAAGTAAAGGATCGGTTCGAGATCTTTTAAGAGATCTCGATCCCGATTGGGATCATAATTTTGAATGGGATATTGGTTTAGAACAAAGAGAACATGCACAACAATCTTTTAAGGAGGCTCAAGAAGAATGATAGATAGAAAAACAAGTGTTGAATTATTAGACAACGCCAGGGAGGAAATAATCTTAAATGAAAAAAAACTTTCCATGGCAATACATAATAAAAATTATATTACCGTTGCCAATAAAATTGGAATCTTGCGCAAACATTTTGGCACCAGGGCAACCGTTACAACTAAGATTATAGAAAACACAGATAGTATTTTTGACGATAACGGCAAAATGAAAAAGTCAGGTAAAGTTATTGTTAAAACAAACATATTTATTGATAGAGAATTAGTATCAACTGGAACAGCAGAAGAATTTAGAGCTGCCAGTCATATCAATAAAACCTCTGCATTAGAGAATTGTGAGACATCAAGTGTTGGTCGAGCTTTGAGCTTTTTAGGCTTAACAAACAGTGAGGTAGCATCAGCAGAGGAAGTACAGCAAGCAAAAAAACAGCAAGCTGTAAAAGAGGGCAATGGTTTATCTCCCACCCCTATTACTGTCGATGGCCTCTATGAACGATTCAAAGGTGCTAGCCATGTTGAAGGTTTAAAGGCCATCGTCAGTGAACCAGACGTACACGAATATCTTGAAAGTTTAAAAGGAACAAAGGAATTTCTTGAATTTTCAAAAATGTATCAACAACAACAAAAAAAACTAACCAAAGGAAAAACTAAAGATGGAAAGTAATAACTATGTAAAGGCTGGTAACGGCACTTTATACAAAAACGACAAAAAACAAAACGACAAGCAGCCAGATTATACGGGGCCAATAACTGTTATAGAAAAAAACGGTGATGAACGAAAATTAAGGATCTCAGTTTGGAAAACACCAGATAAAGATTACGAAATGAGTTTTCAGCTGCAATTAAAATCAGATGAAGGGCCTGAAACTGCACCGTTTTAATGAAATATATATCTAAATTTGGCTGGGTAATAATCAGCATAATTATTATGGTTATCATTTTATTTATGCTGGTGGTGGTATGGTAGATGATCCAGTTAATTTTCCCAAACATTATAACAGGGGAGACATCGGCTGCATTGATGCAATTGAATCATGCCAAGGTGAAGGCTTTAGATATTATTTACAAGGTTCAATTATAAAATATATGTGGAGGTACCAGCATAAAAATAATCCAATACAAGATTTGGAAAAGGCCAAATGGTTTATCGATAAATTAATTAAAACTGAAATGAAGGTAAAACGTGACTTATAAACAAAAAATAACTTTGGATTTTATTAAAAAATATTGGAAGGATAAAGGGTACTCTCCATCCTACAGAGACATAGCAGACAACCTGAAAATTAGCCCCTCCTCTGTTAAATGGCTCGTTAAAAGCCTGGTTAAGAGAAACATGGTATCTCAGATACCTAGTTCAGCTCGTTCTATTACCATTAACAAATGATAGGAGATTTAATCTTACGTTGGAG